CCGCGGAAGATTGACCTGGCGGTCGCGGCGATCGTCGCGTTCGATCGGGCGACGGTGGTGCGGGAACAGCAACCGGATCTCGTGATGCCCGGTTTCTTCGCTGTCTGACTGGACGGGGTGTGTGGTGGCCGCAGTGTTGCAGATTGTGGGTGCGGCCGCTGTTGTGGCCGGTGTGGGGATCTTGTCGGTCCCTGCCGGCCTGATCGTCGGCGGCATGTTGGCGGTGCTGTTCGGCGTTGCGATCGAGCGGGGCGTGTGATGTTGCGTCAACTGTTCGGCGGTCCGCAAGAGACTCGCGACGTGACGTTCCAGTCGTTGTGGGCTGCTGGCGGCGAGGTGCCGACGCCGATGTCGCCGGCAGGTGTTGCGGTCAATCAGGAGACGGCGTTGCGGCTCGGGGCCGTGTATGCGTGCGTCCGGCTGATTGCGGACACGATCTCGACGTTGCCGGTCGATGTGTTCTATCGGGTGGATGGGGAGCGGCTACCGGTACGGCCGCGGCCGGTCTGGTTGGACAGGCCGGCCGCGGCCGATCTGAACATGAGCCGCCAGAACCATCTGCAGCAGGTGCTGGTGTCGTTGCTGTTGGACGGCAACGCGTTCGTGCGTGTGTTCCGAGATCAGGCCGGCCGGGTTGTTGACCTGGCCGTACTGAACCCCCGGCAGATGCAGGTCCGCAGGAACGATCAACGGATTATCGAGTTTGTCACGTCGGACGGCCTGCTGGTCGGTACCGACGACGACGTGTTACACCTGACCGAAATGTTGATGCCGGGCGAGTTGCGTGGCCGTTCGCGTGTCGATCATGCGAAAACGACGATCGGGCTGGGGATCGCGTTAGATGAGTTCGCCGCCCGGTTTTTCGGGCAAGGTTCGATCACGTCGGGGATTATCGAATGGCCGGGTGCTCTCACTCGCGAACAGGCGAAAGACCTTGCCGATTCGTTCGAGGAGGGCCACAAAGGGTTACGGCGGGCGCACCGTCCTGGCGTCCTGTTCGGCGGCGCGAAGTTCACGAAGGTCGGTGTCGACCCGAACGAAGCGCAGATGATCGAGGCGCGCCGGTCGGCGGTCGAGTCGATCGCGTCGCTGTTCCGGGTGCCGTTGTTTCTGTTGGGTGTCGCTACTCCCGGCGCGATGAGTTACGCATCGGTGGAACAGAACGCAATCCAGTTTGTGACGCATACGCTCCGGCCGTACGTCTCGAAGTTGGAGGCAGCGTACGGCCGGCTGCTCGAACAGCCTGACCAGTTCGTCCGGTTCAACGTCGACGGGTTGTTGCGTGGCGATTTCTCGTCACGGACCGCGGGTTATTCGACCGGCTTGCAGGGCGGCTGGTTCTCAATCAACGACATCCGACGGTTGGAAGATTTCCCGCCGGTAGATGGCGGTGACAGTTACCGGGTGCCGCTCGCGAACATTGACGTCGCGGCGACCGAGGCGATCGAGTTGGATAAACGAGCGACGGTCGCTCAGAAGTTGGTGTGGTCGGGTTACGACCCGGCCGAGGTGCTCGCGGCGGTTGGTTTACCGCCGATCGCGCATACCGGCCTGCCCTCGACACAGTTGCAGCCAGTGATGAACGTCGACCCGGACCAGCCGGGGTCGGTGTACCCGTAGGGGGACGTAAAGATGGACACGATCGAAACTCGCGAGGTCGAGTTCGAACAGTTCGAGATGCGGGCCGACGGTGGGGCCGACTGGCCGAACCGGTTCGGCGGCTATGCGGCAGTGTTCGATGTGCCGTCCGAGCCGTTGCCGTTCACGGAACGGATCGCGGCGGGAGCGTTCGGTCGCAGTTTGGCGCACAGTGGCCGTAAGAACGTGAAACTGTTCGTGAACCACAACACGGACCTTCCGCTCGCGTCGACACGAGCGAAGACACTCACACTCGAGGAAGATCAGAAAGGGTTGCGGGTCGACGCGGTCCTGCCCGACACGACCTACGCGCGTGACCTGTCGGTCCTGATGCAGCGTGGCGACGTGTCAGCGATGTCGTTCGGGTTTTCTGTCCCGAAGGGTGGCGACAGTTGGAACGATGCGGGAACGCAACGGACACTGACCGAGGTCCGTTTACATGAAGTGTCGATCGTGACGGGATTCCCGGCATATCGGCAAACGTCGGCGGGGGTCCGGTCGTTGGATCTTCTCGCGGACCGGACCGGCCACGACGCGGACCTGCTCGCCGCGGCGATCGCACAGTTGGAGTCCGGCGAAACATTGACCGATGACGATGCTGCACTGTTGGCCGACACGATCGGCAAGTTGCGGGCAACGTCGGAGCCGGCCGAGCCGGCAGGGACACCTGCCAGGATCGGCCGGCTCGTGAAAGAACTCGACCTGCTTCTGAAGAAGTAGGCGGGCCAGCAGCTCGGAGCACGCGACGCACGCCGAACTTGATTCGGAACACTCGACGGCGCCACCACCTGCACCATCAACACATAATCCCGTGCTCTGAACAGGAAGGGCGACCGATGTCGCAAGAGTTTCTGAAACGGCAGATCGAGCTGCGGTTGCAGGTGTGGGAGCAGGCGAAGGCGCTCCTGGACCGTGCCGCGGCCGAGAACCGAGACCTGACCGGCGAGGAGAACGACCAGTACGGCCGGATGATGGCCGAGCTCGAGGAACGGCAAGAGACCGTGAATCGAGTGCAGGCCGACATGACGCGTGAGGCGGCGGCTGCGGAAGCGGTCCGTGGCCTCGAGGACGTCGTCCGGCCGGTCGAGGAACGGTCCGACGTCGAACAAACCGACCACGATCTGCTCCGTCAACTGATGCGCGGCGAGATCCGGTCGGCGGTGTTCAACCCGCCGGAGCGACGCGACGTGCTCTCCACGAACACGGGAGCGCCGATCCCGACGTCGTTCTACAACCAGCTCGTCGAGTTCATGGTCGTCACCGGTCCGATGTTGGACCCGGCCGTGTCGACGATCCTGAACACCCAGTCGGGTGAGACGTTGCAGATCCCGTCGCTGTCCGCGTACTCAAACGCGGCGAAGACGGCAGAAGCAGCGGCGATCAGCGAGTCGGACCCGTCGTTCAACGCGTTCGTCGAGTTGAAGGCATACAAGTACGCGACGCTGTTCCAGGTGTCGCGCGAGATGCTCGAAGACTCGGGGATCGACCTGACCGGCTTCATCGCCCGGAACTGCGGCATGGCGCTCGGCACGACCATCAACGCGAAGTTGACGGTCGGGACCGGCACTGCAGAACCGCACGGTGTGGTCGCAGCGGCCGGGTCGGGTGCGACCGGGACAGTGTCCGGCGGTGCGCCGTCGTTCGATGACCTGATCACGCTCGTCTACTCGGTGAACTCGGCGTACCGTCGGATGCCGGGCGTCGCGTTCCAGGCGAACAGCACCACGACCGCCGCGGTTCGGAAACTGAAGGACAACGACGGCCAGTACCTGTGGCAGCCGTCCACCCAGGTCGGGCAGCCGTCAACGGTGCTCGGGTTCCCGTGGATCGAGAACCCCGACATCGTCAGCTACGGGTCGGCAGCCAAATCGGTGATCTTCGGTCACCTGCCGGCCTACTACGTCCGTCAGGTCCGCGGGATCGAGATCTCGAACTCGACCGAGTTCGCATACGACAAGGATCTCGTGACCTACCGGGCGCTCGTCCGTGTTGACGGCAACCTCGTCGACACGGCCGCGATCAAGTACTACAAGGGTTCGGCGTCGTAGCCGACCTTGCCGTAATCGTCGGGACGGTACGCGGCGCGTAGCACGGGCGCGCTCGTACCGTCCCGGCATCAACCGTGCGGAGGAACTGGTGAGTCGTGCTGATCGTCGTAAACAGTCGCGTAGTCGACCTCGAGGACAACGAAGCCGCGATGCTGCTCGAACGTGGGGAAGCGTCGCCGATGGAACGGGCGGTCGTGCCCCGACCGTCACATGGTTCTCTAACGCGCCGTGGGCTCCGACCGGATACGGACAGCAGACCGCTCAGGTAGTGCGTCGCCTTGCGGCGGGCGGCTGGCCGGTCGCGGTCGCCGCGAACTTCGGTTTGCACGGCACACAGACCGTGTGGGAAGACGTGCCGATATTCCCGGCCGGGTTCGACCAATATTCGCAGGATGTGATCGTCGCACACCATGAGGCGTGG